TCGAAGCATTCGTTGAGGATTGGTTCAACTATGCTTCTAAAGTCGGTACTGCGCATCGGGGCTGCCATTTTCTATGCCCTCCTTACACGGCTGTGCCGGCTGCACCAGCGAACTGGTACTCGGCGATTTGAGCACGAACAATGACAAAAGGATCGCCCCATGCATTGTCAGGATATGGTGCGAGATCAACAATTCGCATCACTTTCAAATTTCCTGAGCCTGCGGGGGTGATACTTAATGTCGCCTGAGACAACCCGGTGGTCGTCGATCCAGCGGTTACATTGCTAAAATCAAACTCATCACCGATTGCTAGTTGAGACAGCGTCCCATCGGTCTGGATTTCGTAGACAATGTTGGGGTCGCTGTAGAAGTAAGCGACTAACGAACCCACCTGAAACGACTCACTAGCAGGCCAATAGTTGGATACCCGACGACGACCGGTGGCATCAGTCCACTCAACACCGGCAAAAGCACCGAGGATTGGGTCACTGGCTCCGGCTACCACGATGTAGCCAGCGGTGTCCATCTTGACTGGTTGCCCCTTTAAAATTGTGGTGGCATAACCCAGCGAGACGTTGCCGCTCGTAGATACTGCTTGAATTCCGTTAGCAAGCGCCTGAGCGCGATCCAGACCAGAGGGATGGAACGCAGGACGCAAACCGAACGGAGCACTTGTTGCAGACATAGCAATTACTCCTTATTGAAGGTGTCTAGCCCTCGAAAACGGGGGCCTTAACGTTTCGGTCTAATTCGCCAAATCCTTCACCTTCAACCTGGGTCAAGCTTTTGCCTGAACTGTCGCGAGTTCCTTGGAGATTCTCAACTTGCACACGGACCTTGTCCGCCTGTTCGTTGGGAAGATCATGGTGCATCTGCAGCATAATGTCCTGATATACCTCTTCAGGAATCTTGTGCAAAAGCATTTCGTTACAAGCGACGAAACCAATATGCTCACCAGCCTTGACGCGGTAGTTTTCAAACCCTGGTAACTCATCGGCTTTCACCGGAACGTACCCGAGGCGAATCCTCTTATCAATACTGTCATAAGAATTGGTGGTTGATAGCCAGCAAAGGTGCCAACCGGGCATAACCGGTAGCTTTGGCAGCGCACTTTGTGTCCACTCATCGCTCCACATCCTTCGACGTTCCTGCGTTGATATGAACTTGTCCTCCACAGGGGCTCGTTCCAGATCTTGTGAAGATCTATTTTCGCGGCCACCAGCAGAGAGAGATTTTTTTAAACGAGAGTCCATTAGTTAGCTCCTAGAGTTTCGTGCTTGTTCTGCGTACCGTTTGATCATTTTGTTACGCTTTTCTGGGTCTTCCCACATTCCAGCGTCTTTCATCGCACGGACTTGTTCAGCGGTTAAAGTGAAGGTGTTTCTACCACTAGCACCCCCAGTTTCACGCTCCGAACTCGTTACAAAACTCCTAGGCCTCCTTTCAGACGAATCCCGCCTATTCCGATTGTATAGATGTGGTAAGCGTTTTTGCAAGCGCTCGTCAAGTTCATCCCAATAATCCGGGGTTGAGGGGTTCCAGCCCTCCTTCACGAGTCTCTCGTCGATCATTTTGGCGATCGCGCTATCCTCGTCTTCCCCCTGAGGGTCATACCAAGGATTTCTGTCCATCCAGGTATTGGCGTGTTTACGGATTCTGGGGTCGGTGGGGCTGTTTTGCTGATTTGCCGTCTCGGCTACCCTTTGCTTGATGTTTTTCATCGCCTCAAGCTTTTTGCGGGTTTCGTAAAGTATGTCCTGCGCCCGCATCATCGACTCACCGTCGTTGGCCTCGGTAGCCTGCTTAATCTTCGTCATAGCGTACTGCAGCCGCATTTCCTCGTCTTCAATAGCCTTATCAAGCCTAGCTAGATCAGAAGAATGCGTTTTGCGCTCTACTGCCGACAAACGCTCCATTAACTCCTCGTTTTGGCGCTGCAACAATATTAAGCGCTGGTCCTTTTCCTGGTTGGTACGCTTGATTAACTCCTTTTTCGCCCGCCGACGTGCCCTACGGGCTGCTCTAACGGCCTCGGTATCGTCTGGGTGGTCATCATCTTCGTCAGCCTGCCCTTGGGCCTCCTGACGCTCTTCTTGGTTGTCTTCTTCCGGGGCAAGCCCCTCAGGAAGCTCGGCAACCACCGACCCGTCCTGCTCTTCGCGGACGGTTATCTGCTCTTCTTTCTCGCTCATAGGAAGGCCCTCATAGCTAATGGATTACCGGTCACCTTGGCGATGACCTCATGGTCATTAAGGATCATGAATAAGGCTGGGTCTTCCAAGTCGTCATCCCCAGGCACTTTTACTTCCCATCGATCCCCGCCCCACTTGGGCACACGGATGTAATCATCCGCCACGCACCAAGATCCTTCGGGCCATGGTTCCATTGAGTCACGCTTCCTAAATGCAAGCGGGCCGATCTCAATGACTTTGGCGACCATGTTGTTCCATTTCTCGGTTTCTTTGGTTTCTTCAACCAAAATAATTCCCGCGCTCGTTGCCTTCTTCTTGGTTCGCCGTAGCTGAACCAAAATTCTTCCTCCAAGAGGCTTCGCACCGGGGTCTACGCTCGGGAATGCCCAAGCCAATTCAGCTTCGTTAGAAGCTACCGGTTCACTCATCTTTATCTTCTTCCATTAAGTTATTGAGAATATCTAGGCTGTCTTGCAGCCCTTGATAGGTTCCGACCATGCGCTGATACGCCTCCCAGGTCGTGGCATTTCCAGCCGCTAGGGAGACCGCAATCTCGCTCTTTCGAGCGTTAATAGCGCCGATTAGGTCTGCTAGGGTATTCACTTAGTCTTTTTGTTTCCGTGCGATAGGCCTCCTTTGGTCGTTTTGGGGTCGTTGTTGCCCTTAGGTTGCATAGAATCGCCCTTGAGGGGAACCCCCATAGCGATGCGCTTGTGCTGCTTTACGAACTCGGACTTCTGCTCTTGGTCTGACATGTCACACCCCTTTCATAAGGTCATTAGCGGCTTTTTCCTGCTCTAACTTCAGCCGAGCTGCATCGCGAGAAAGTCGGGCCGCCTCAATGCGCTCTTGCATCTCCTGATCACCCAAGGCTAGGACGATCTTCAGATCCTGCTCTTCTATCTTCATCTCGTACTCTTGCTCCATCTTCTCGCGCTCCATCTGCAGGCGCTCGGCCTCCGTCTGAGCCTTGATCTGCATCTCAGCCTGGTCTCGAGCGGCACGGCGCTTGGTTTCAGCCATAGAGGTTTCCATGAGCACCTGGCCGTCGGGCGTAAGATTGGGCTTGGGCTTGTATTTCTGCGAGAGCTGAACGATCTGCTGGACTACCGGCGTAATGCCCTGCAGGGTCTCTTGCGCATCTAAGCCGACGTGCTGCGCGGCCATGGCAAAGAGTCGATCGACGTCCTTGGGATCGTCAGCCAGTTCGTAGGGGTCCAGCTTGCGACCAAGCGACTTCTGCACATACCCGTTCATTCTGGTGAGATACCACAGGCCAATATGTTGTTTGAGGTGTTCCATGACCTTGGGAATAAACGAGGGGGCGATGAGAGGGTTTGCCCCTAGTACCGGGTCTTTAGCGTAATCAAGGTGCGCCTGGATGTGGGCCAAATGGTCCTGCTCAGGGTACGCAAAGGCTGCCTGCCCAATCGTCATAGCGACGTTCTCGTTGGCTGCGTCAATCTTGACCGGGGGCGGTACATTGGTCATCAACTCATTGACGCCGGGGACCTTGATCTGCTTTAAAAACCTAGTGACTACCGCTCGACGATCGAATAGGTCAGGATTCTTGGCCATAATGGCCATAACGGCTTGAGTCTGGGCCATGCGTTGGGTTTCAGAGAAGATATGGGGGTCGGACACCGGGATTACGTCCGTTAGGCGCCGAAAATCTTCTCTTTTGACCTCAAGATCCTCAACCACCTCGCCGCGCTGCATGTCATCCAAGTACCAGCGGTCGATGCGCTGCAATATCCGCAAAAGTCTGGCCTGGGAGTCGTGCAGTCGTGCGTGGATGGCCGAAAATACCGCCGCGCCCTGCTCAATCAAGGCCTGAGTCGTGCCCACAGGGGTATTAGAATTGACGTCAGCGATCTTTTCCTCTGCGGTGGTCACTACCCCCTTAGCCGCCGTCGTGAGCCAGCCTAGAAGCTGAAAAAGCACCGCGCTTGGGGGGTTAAATGGCATAGGCATCGCAATCTTGCGGATGTCGTCCACTCCCGGAGCGCCTTCAATCTCTGCTACTTGGGTGACTTCGACCTGTTGGGACTGCCCGGAAATCTTTGCACCCTTCAACTTAAGCATTGTCGCGGCGTTATTGATGTGCGCCGAGTCCATAAGGGCTCTCAGCGCCCCGGTAAGGGCTGCCGATAGGCCTCCGATAAGGTGGGGGAGGCCAACTGCGTAGGCGCCGCGCCAGGGAATGAACTTGTACTCAACGATCCAGTCGAGTTTCGTCATG